ATACAAAGGCGAGCGGTTCCTCCGGAAGCGGCAGCAGTGCGGACGCGTCAACGTGGCAGGGACATTTCAAAAACCGCCTTAACGTTTGGAGGAAGATTAGACCATGAGCTTGCTTGATGACGCAATGGAAAAATGCACCATGCTTGACAGGAAAACCAGTGCCGACGGTTACGGCGGGTACAATGTCGAGTGGGCAGACGGTGCCGAATTTGACGCGGCGATTACCTTTGACACGTCAATGGAAGCACGTGCGGCAGACAAGGCGGGCGTCACAAGTATGTACACGGTTACTACTGCACGCGCGTTGACGCTGGAGTATCACAATGTATTCAGACGCGAACGCGATGGCAAAATCTTTCGCGTCACGTCGGACGGTGATGACAAATACACTCCGCAGAGTGCAACGCTTGACATGAGGCAATGCACGGCGGAGGAATGGAGCCTGCCCAATGGATAAGGCACAAGCCATTCATGCGTTTTGGTCGCAGTTCGGGCTTGACGCATATGACGAAAACACTGTACCAACCAATAACCCGCCGACACTTCCTTATATAACCTATTCAGTAAGTACGGCAGCGCTTGACGAGCCTGTTCAACTTACGGCTTCCTTATGGTTTTACTCCTCCTCGTGGGCTGAAATTACCGCTAAAGCTGACGAGGTTGCTTCACTCCTTGGTGTCGGCGGTGTTATAAATGAGATAGACGGCGGGTACGCATGGTTCATGCGCGGCTCGCCGTTTTCTCAAAGAATGGCGGAAGATAATGACATGATTAGACGTATTGTACTTAATGTACAGGCAGAATTTTTAACCGCATATTGACGGAGGATATACAAATACATGGCTACAAACAGATTTACCGTAATTCCGCAGGACACGTTCAAGGCGTTACAGGTTGAGGCGGGAGTGCTGCTGAAAACATTTGACCCAGCGAACGTTACTGCGCCTGCTGACGCGGATATTATTTGCGCTACTTCTGGCGGAATCCAGGTTTCTTGTGTTCCGACCTATAGCGACTACGGCGAAGATGTAGACAATTGCCCGGTGAATGTTATGGAGCTTAAGCGCCTTGACAGCTGGGAGTGCAAAATTTCGTTTACAAGCTTGGGAACCAGTCCAGAGCTGATACAGCTTGCGCTTGGCGCAGCTGACATTGACACGACGGATACTTCTAAGGTAACGCCGCGCCGCGATGTTGATTTGGACGATTTTTCCACCATTTGGTGGGTAGGCGATCGCGCTGACGGTGGATGCGTTGCCGTAAAGATTATGAACGCGCTGTCCACTGGCGGCTTTAGCCTGCAATCGACCAAAAATGGCAAGGGACAAATTGAGTGCGAAATCACGGGGCATGTATCTATTGACGCGCAAGATGTTGTACCGATGACCTTCTACAGTATCGATCCGCCTGCAAGCAGCAGCGGCGACACTGGCGACACGGGAACCGGCGATGAAACGTCGGGCGGCTAAGGGGTTAGACGATGAAACTATCAGACTACAAGGGTGAGGACGCCGTTGCCCTGCTTGGCGACATTATTGAACCGATAAGCAATATCCTTGCCGATGGTGAGTTTAAAAGGCTTGTGCAAAGTAATGACATACCGCGCATAAAAGCCGTACAGTATGTGTTAAAACACCACAGCAAGGGCGTCGTTGAAATTATGGCGGCAATAGACGGCGTTGAACCGAGCAAATACGATGTTGACGTTTTCACGTTGCCGCAAAAGCTTATGGAGCTTGCAAACGACGCGGAGTTTACAAGGCTTTTTCTATCGCAGGGTCAGAGCGGGGACGGCGAACGTTCTGGCTCTGCTACGGGAACTACAACGGCAAACGGACAGTAACGCACTTCATGCGGTATGTGGAAGCAAAAACGGCAGAAACAGCCGATGCCGAAGCATACCGCTTTTACATTGCAGAGGGGCTAAAAGTACTGACGGGGAACACAGCGCGTTTTGCTGGCGGGACGGAGCTAAAGCTGTCGCTGTCTGACGTATTGAGCAGGCAGAAGCGCAAACCTGACAACAGAACGGCAGCCCAGATTATAAGACATATGAAAGAAAAGCTGGGAAAAATCGGGAGGGGGTGACAATATGAATTTATTTGACCTGCAAGCAACGCTGTCACTTGATAAGACGGGATATGACAGCGGGATTACAGAAGCAAGCCGAAAGGCGTCGGCGTTTGCGTCCGCTGTCAACAGCTCTGCAAGCAGCAGCACATCGGCAATGGACAGGGTAAATGACAAGACCGGTACGCTGACCTCTTCCTTTTCAAAGCTTTCAGCGGTTGCGGGTGCTGCCGTAAAGGTTGGCGCAGTTGCGATAGCAGGACTGGCAAGCGCAGCTGTCGGCGGCGTCGGGGTACTGACGCAATCTGCCGTTTCCAGCTATTCAAAGTACGAGCAGATGGTCGGCGGCATTGAATCAATATTCCAGGGCGCGTCTAAGACCGTAATAGCAAACGCGGAAAGTGCCTACAAGACAAGCAACCTTTCTGCAAACGCGTACATGGAAACCGTTACGGCGTTTGCAGGTTCGCTTATAAACAGTCTAAAGGGCGATACGGAAGCAGCGGCAAAATATGCCGACTTGGCGTTACAGGACATGGCGGATAACGTCAACAAGTTCGGCACGTCAATGGAATCTGTACGCTATGCTTATATCGGGTTTTCCCGTCAAAACTACACTATGCTGGATAACCTGAAACTGGGGTATGGCGGCACGGCGTCAGAAATGGCGCGCCTTATCAACGACACTAAAGTTATGAATAATAACATAAAATACACGGCTGACACCGTGAAGCAGGTGCCGTTTGAAAAAATGATAGAAGCTATCCACAAGGTGCAAGAAAACATGCACGTCGCGGGAGCTACCGCCGAAGAATCCATGAAAACCATAGAGGGTTCAGTGAAGATGACCACGGCGGCATGGGAAAACCTCAAGACGGCAATTGCAGGCGGCGGCAGTCTTGAGGGCGCGTTTAAACAGCTGACAACAGCTATTTTTGGCGAAAATGAAGGCGAGGGACTGCTTGCAAACATCATTCCGCGTGTCCAAAAGACACTTGAGGGAATAAGCAGCGTAATTGAGATGGCTGCGCCAACGATAACAAAGAAAATTCCTGAACTTATGAATGCCGTTTTGCCGTCGCTTGTAGACGCAGGAATCAAGCTTGCAAGTTCTCTTGCGGCGGCGTTGCCTTCAATGCTGGCGTCGATATTTACTGCCGTTATAACGGCGATCAGGACGAACATTCCGACAATCCTTGCGGCGGCAAAGTCTATCGGAACGCAGCTTGTGGAAGCGTTACAGGGCGATTCAGCGTCAATGCTTACGGTTGGGATGGACTGGCTCAAAAAGCTTGCGGAAGGTGTAAGCAGCGGTGTAACAGGGCTAATCGAAACCGTTGCGCCAATGCTCGCGACATTTACCGCAAGTTTGCGCGAAAATGGCGGGAAACTCGTTGACGCAGGGCTGGCACTGCTGGAAAGTATAGCAGCAGGAATTGCGGACGGTATGCCGGCGATAGCCGAGGCTGCGCCGAGAGTTATAAACGATATTGTTTCTTTCATTACTGAGAATTTGCCAAAAATTCTTGCGGCTGGCGTCTATATTGTCGGCAAACTTGCGGAAGGTATTATAAGCTCTCTCCCGACACTGCTTAGCAATGCCGACCTGCTTTTGGGTTCGTTGACAAAGGCGCTTTTGGCGTTTGGCGCGTATGAAATCGGCGTAGCAATTGTCAAGCATTTGGCGGCGGGGCTTATGTCATCAACGGCGGTCGGCGCGATACAGGCGGCAGGCACGGCAATAAGCTATGCGTTCAGGTCCTTTGCAAGTGGCGCGTCAATATTTGCCACGATGCAGACACTGATGTCTACGCTTAGCGGCATTGCGGGTGTACTGAAAGCGTCATTTGTATCGCTTGGCGCGTCCATTTTGCCGCTTGCGCCGTATATTCTGGCGGCTGTTGCTGCATTTAGTGCGCTATACCTGATTTGGCAAAACTGGGATACGATAACGACGACAGTTTCTGCGGCGTGGGAAACAATAAAACAAACGATACTGGCTGTCACGGAAGCGATAGAAACGGGGCTGACAGAGGTGTGGACAAGGCTGACGGCAACGCTCCCGCAAATGTGGAATAATCTTGCCACGCTTGCAGGCGTGGCGTGGAATGCAGTTTCGGGCGTTGTTATTTCCGTTGCGACAATGCTTAGCCAGACACTTATCACGATATGGACGACAATTTCAACGCAACTGACCGCGTTATGGACTAACCTTTCTAACGCTTGCACAAGTGCTTGGGGAAGCATAACCGCCGTAATAAGCAGCATTTTAACCGCGATGGCGACCACAATTTCAAGTTTTGCGGTACAGATACAAACAACGTGGAATTCGCTTTGGAACTCCATTGTCGCTTTTGCCGGCGGGATTTGGGCGAACATTTTAGCCAGCGCTGGAACGTTTTTCAGCAGTTTGCAAAATTCCGTAACGAATGGGCTGAACGCGGCATGGCAGACGTTCACGGGCAAGCTGAACGAAATCGCGCAGCTTTTTAATCCTGCAAGGTGGATACAGTACGGTGCAAATCTTATTGACGGCATTGTGCAGGGCGTAATGAATGCGGCTTCACGGCTTTATGCGGCAGTGAAAAACGTTGTAAACAGCGCGCTTGGCACTGCTGAAACGGAATCCGGTACGCATTCCCCGTCCACTGTGTGGCGTGACGAGATTGGCAAAATGCTGACATTGGGCATGGCGGAAGGCGTCGAAAGCGGAAGCGCCGTAAATGCCCTTGCGGACGCCGTGAAGGGGGTTGTAAGCGGCGCGACAGACGCGGCGGGTGAAATGGATATACCGGTTATGCAAAGCACCTATAACGGCGGGAATGGTGCATTTGGCAACATGCAGGCGGCACTTAGTCAAATTTCGGCGAGCGTCAGCGGCGGCAATTTTACCATTCCCGTTTATATCGGGCAGGACAGGCTTGACACGGCAATTGTAAAGGCACAGCAGCGGCAACTGCTTGTGAGCGGTGGTAGGTAATGGCGACACGCGATTACATTACAATTAATGGGACGGCATTGCCTATATCAGGCAAGGCTGACTATTCGGTCGAGTATGAGGATTACGCCGTCGAGGGACAGACGGAGGCGGGGACAACCATTCGCGACGTTGTGCGCGAGGGCATTCCGACCGTCAAAGCAACGCTAAAGGTTACGCAAAACTGGATGGCGCAGCTTAGAGAGTTTAAGAGGCAGCCGACGCTAACGGTAGAATACCTGGACCCAGAAACAGGCGAGCTTTCGGAAGAACATATAATGTATATTTCAGACTTTTCACCAAAGCGTGTATGGGACGTAAGCTACGGAATTGTTTGGGAAGTCGACTTGGTGCTAAAGGACTTGGAAGATGTATGAGGCAGGAAATAATTACCAAACATATATAGATCAACCGACACGACGGCTTGAATGGATTGGCAGCATATACGGCACCGACGGCAATCTGCTTGCAAGCATTGACGGCAGCGACATTGTACAGGGAACCGGGACGATAACGCGGCAGGTTTCGGGTGACACTTCGCTTGAGATTGGCACAGTATATGCGAGCGAGCTTGACATTGAGCTTTACACGAACATTGACCGCTATGTGCTTTACGGCGCAACAATCACTATAAGCTGCAACGTTCGTGCCGCAGGCGATAAAAGCGTCAACACGACATGGGGCGAACTTGCAGAATATGCGTGGTCGGATGTTGAAAAATCAACATGGGCAGTGGCTACAAGCAGTGACAGGGTGCTTTATACCGTGCCGCTTGGCGTTTTTACCATATCGGAAGCGACGCGGAGCTATAACACAGTTCGAATTGTTGCCTATGACCACATGCTTGATTTTGACGCCACAATAGGCACTATACCAACGGACACAAAGACGCCCTACCAATGGTTGACATATATCTGCAATGCCTGCGGCGTTACTCTTGGCATGACGGCGGCGGATTGTCGCCTTTTGCCTAACGGCTTACGCGAGCTTGGCTATTCTGGCGTAAGTGAGGACGTGGAAACTTACCGCGATTTACTGTCGTACCTTGCAGCAGCTACGGCAAGCGTTGCGTATGTTGACAGGACTGGAAAACTTGTGCTGTCGCCATATGGGATGGCGATTGGCGTAACAGTACCGGCAAAACGCCGTTTCAGCAGCAGCTTATCCGACTACAGGACGTACTACACGGGACTATACGCCACCTATAAGGAAGGCGGCGAAAGCGAATATTTTAGCAACACGGACTTGACGGGAGCGGATGACGGGCTTGTTTACAGCTTGGGCATTAATCCTTTTCTGCAAATCACCAACGAAACGAACCGCAAGGCAGCTGTACAAGCCATAATTGACACGCTTGCAAGTATCAGCTATGTGCCGTTTGAAGCAGAAATTCCGGCGAATCCCGCACTTGAACCGCTGGACGTACTCTTTTTTACTGGCGGACAGGCAAGCGTGTACGACTGGGCGGCAATAACATCCATAACTTACAAGTTGCACGGGAACATGACGGTAAAGAGCGTTGGGGAAAACCCGCGGCTGGTAACGGCGAAAAGCCGATACACAAAAAATATTGAGGGGCTGCTGTCGTCGGACAGTAGCGGCGTAAACGTCGGTGGTAAGGCGTTTTGGCTCGTGCATGACACCAATACGGAAACGGGCAATATTGTTATTGGTTCGACTGATACACTTGCGTGTGACGTAAACATCGCAACAAGTGTTGACGTCAGCAAGACGGGTGTTATGTTTACGGCAAGCTATATATTGAGCGCAAGCGCACTTGTGACGGCAACAATAACCGTTGATGACACGACGGTATACAGCGCAAGCAATTTACAGGACGCAGGGACGCACGCAATGACGGTCACAACGGGATATGACCTGATGAACAGCGGGGAGCATACCTTTAACGCCTACTTGCGGGCGGTTGACCAGAAAACGGGCGAAGAAACGTCTATTGGCACGCTGAGCACAAGCTTGTCAGCTTTGACCGAGCGCGTTGCGGCGCTAGAGGCAGCAGGAGGTGAAGCGGGCTAATGAGCCTTACATTAAAACAAGGGAATGCGCGGCTTACCGTTTTTGGCATTGGGTTCAATGTTGATGATGGTTACACATACAATACCGAAACTGACAAGTATGAATATACCGGCAGTGGCACGGGCGACACGGAAACGGACAGTAGCGGCACGGCAATTACGCTGACAAGCATAGACCTGACGCTATCCAAAACAGAATTTGCGTATGGCAGCGATTTTAGCGGGGCTGTAGTAAAAGCAACATGGAGCGACGGCACCGTAACCACGGTTACCAATTCCAGCCGCTTGCGCTACTTTGAGAGTACGCCGTCAAGCACGGTAATAGACAATAATGTGATAATTGCTAATGGTTGGTCGCTGGAGGATTACGCTCCCGGGACGCATTACATACGCGCAATATACAATTACAACGGTCCGTATATTGACGATGAACCGTTTACAATTAATGATGTCATAACTTCGATAAAGGTTAAGACCGAACCGACAAACGTTCAAAAGGTAGGCGAAAAGCTGGACTTTACGGGACTCGTGGTGGTTGCCGAAATGGTAAGCGGCGAGGAAAAAATTTTGTCGAACGATGACTTGATTTTTACACCATCTGAGGGTGCAGTTATCACAGTAAAAAGCAACTCGACAACGACGACGGATTCAACAAAGACTGCGACAAACGAAAAAGTAGGCACGGGCAACGGGACAACGAAGTCTTTTGCGCTGGATTACACGCCGGAAGAAATAAAGGCGGTAAGCGTTGGCGGCGTTGTCACCACGGCTTACAGGATAAGCGGCAGGACAATAACATTCACTGATGCGCCGGCAGAAAACGCGCAAATTCTTGTAACATATACGTATACGGACAAGGACAATGAAGATAAAATTGCGTACATTGATGACGGCGATACAAAAATAAAGGTAAAGGTCAAATATATAGACAAGGATAACAATAACAAAACGCACAGCGATAAGTTTGACGTTGAGCTTGTGTCTATCAAAGAACTTGAATGGACGACTGCACCGACGGCAACGAGGTACGTTGTTGGGGATACGCTTGACCTTGCGGGCGCGGTACTTACTGCAACATATACGGACAAGACGCAAACCATTCTAACGTACAAGGACGGCTCAGTCATTGCAACATACAAGGACAAGGACGGCAAGTTTATTGCAACCGACGGGTCCTCAATGGACGACGACACTTCTTCCGATTCTTCAAGCAGCAGCTCCGGCAGCACCACGAAGAAGAAAACAAAGAAAGAGGAAGATGTCACAAAGCAGGTAACGTTCGTGCTTAGTGCCGCAAAGACAACAAGCAGCAAAGACGATGACAAGACGCGGACAACGCTTAATGACACCGATGTCAAAATCGTTGCCGGATTTGCGGGTAAAAGTGCTGACCAGGAAATCAAAGTTGCAAAAACTATTGAATGGACTAACGCGCCGAATAAGGTTGAATATACAACAAATGAAACACTTGACCTTGCGGGTGCGGTCATTACTGTAACATATACCAGTGGCGCAACAGAAACATTTGTTGACGGTGCGCGGACTAACGACAAGGAAAGTGACGGCTCCGGTACGACGGGCGACGATACCTCAAGTGGGACGACAACCGCGACGGTCAAGAACTACGTAACGTATTCGCCCGCCGGAGGTGCTGCGCTTACAACGCAAAATACCGCTATTGTCGCGACGTACAAGGCGGTACAAAAGGAGCTGACGGCGGAAACTCCGCTGAGCGTTACAGACGCAAATCTGATACCAAAGAGCCTGAATAACTATAATTGTAAGTTTCGCGCGATAGGTGGTTCGTATTCGAGTCCGTCTGTCGCTTCGTCATACGATTCGGAAACGGATACAAACGACCTTGAGGTGTATGTGGCAGGAACAAGTGCTTACGGCGCATATTGGGTGATATTCTACGTACAGCTTCCTGATAAATATGCCGGCAAGACCGTAAGAATTACCGCGACGACAAGCGACTGGGGAACGGGCGTAACAGAAGGCGTTTCCGATATAATGAATTTTATGGTTGGAATAAATAACGGCTCAGTACCTAGCATGTGGCCTAGTGGTAGGAAGATAATCACTAGTGAAGGAACTTGCACGTATACGGGGACGCTCGGGACGGGAGATAACTACGCGTGCATAAGGGTGACGCTTAACTGCTATGGTGCAGAGCTTAGTTATACATGCAAGGTTGGCAAGATAAGCTGCGAACTTGTGAATGGTGAAAGCTAAAGGAGGCAATGAATGAGTACGACAACGGATTTGGGTTTGACGCTCCCGACGTCTACCGACAAGATTGATGTCAAAACGCAGATAAGCGACAACTTCCAAATTGTCGAGGATGAGCTTGCAAAGAAGCAAGACGCGCTTACGGCGGGCGACAACATCACGATTGAGGACGGAACTATCAGCGCGGCAGGCACTGACTTGTCCGACTATTACACAAAGGAACAAGCCGACCTGTTGCTTTACGCAAAGCAAGGCACGCTTACGGCGGGTGACAACATCACTATAAATGATGACAACACTATAAGCGCCACTATTAACGGGGCGACAGAAACCGTTGGCGGCGTTGTAAAGCTTGCTGTTGTGAAAACGCTGCCCGATTCGCCGCAAAGCGATTGCTTCTATTTCGTAACCGCAGATACAAGTGCGGACAGCGGGACGACTACGGAGTGACGACATGGGACTGTATTATGGCGGTACAGAGGTGAAGCACATATACTACGGTAGCACGGAAATAAAGCACGTGTATTACGGTGCAACGCAAGTATATCAGACGGAAGCGGCAGCGGCAGACGAGGACGCAGACAATGGAGAAACTGACACGAACGCGGACGGAGGCTAGGCTGTGTGTGAAGGGGGAAAGATAGGTGGGGGCGACATATTACGGAGCTGCCGCGAACGCAATTATAGCAGCAGCTAATGGGGAAGAGGTTGACGAAAACGCAAAAAAGTATTTTACGGAAACAACAAACGCTATTATTGAAGCGCTGGGGAACATAAGCGGGAACGCGGGAGGAGTTATTGGCGACGTAGAAATTTCAGGCATGACGGCGAGCGAGATAAAGAATATTTTAAACGGGTAAGAGTTTGAAAGGAGAAATTATATGGCAACGACAATGAAAGTTTTGACTGATACCGGCTTGACCACCTTGAAAAACTGGCTCAAGAGCACGTTTGTTTCTACTGAAAGCGGCAAGGGGCTGTCCACAAACGATTACACGACGGCAGAAAAAGAAAAGCTGGCGGGAATAGCGGCAAATGCGACAAAAAACACTATCGACAGTGCGCTGAGTGAAACGTCCACAAATGCCGTACAAAATAAAGTGGTAAATACTGCATTGAGTAAAAAGCAGGACGCGCTTACGGCGGGCGACAACATCACGATTACTTATGGTACAATTAGCGCAAAAGACACAACATATTCTGCGGCTACCACGTCTGCGGCGGGACTAATGAGCGCAAGTGACAAAGCAAAGCTGGATGGAGTGAGTGCAAAAGCGGAAGCGAATGTTATTGAAACGGTTCAACTTAATGGTACGGCACTTACGGTGACAGATGAAACAGTCAACATTCCTGCCGCGTCCACCAGCGCATACGGCGCAACGAAACTGAGCGATTCCGTCAGCACCAGCGATTCCGCAACGGCAGCGACAAGCACGGCGGTAAAGATGGCATACGACCTTGCCAACAGCAAGCAGTCGCCTGCTACGACGCTTGCGGGATACGGCATTGAAAATGCATATACCAAAAGCGAGGTTGACACAATAGTAAAGAATCTTGAATCCGGTATAAGCTCTGTTTCGTCAGTATATAAGCCGCAAGGCAGCGTCACATTTGCAAATTTGCCCACGCCGTCAGCCGACAATCTGGGTTATGTGTACAACGTGACGGACGCGTTTACTACGACAGCTTCCTTCAAGGAAGGCGCAGGCATTGAATACGGCGCTGGTACAAATGTTGCAATTATTGAGGACGACGGGAATTATCTGTTTGACGCGATGTCGGGTGCGGTTGACCTGTCAGCATATGTTACGTCTGACAGCCTACACGAACTGACGGCGGCGGAAGTTACCACCATTCTCGAAGCGTAACGCTAACCGCCAGCGATTGAAACTGCACTGCGTAACATTACGCAGTGCAGCTGACTGCGAGGTGATTTGGATTTATGGCGGAAGATACAAAATATTTTGGCAAGACTGCGCTTGAAACGACACGCGACTGGATAAACAGCAAGCTTGCGGCAAAGCAGGATACGCTTACGGCGGGCGACAACATCACGATTGAGGGCAGCACCATCAGCGCAAAGACCAGCAGTGAGTCTGACATGAACGTGATGGCGATGCATAACGCGCATGTCCGCGGCAAAGTGCTGACGGACGAGTACACGCTGGATGAAATTTACACAATGATACAGAACCGCGACTACAGCGACATCTATATCGGCGACGTCATCAACGCGTCCGTCCCAGCTATCAGCGTAACCGGGTTCACAGCGGCGACGACACCGTTCCTTGTGGCGGAAATTGAATCGCACAGGAAATACGGCGATACGACTACGTATGACGAGAAAGGACACATTATGCTGGTGCCAGAGAAGATTCTTGGCACGGCGTACATGAATAGCAGCAATACATCAGAAGGCGCATACGACGGTTCATACATGGACAACACGGTCATGCCCGCCGTGCAGGCGGCGCTTGAATCTGCGTTTGGCGCGGCGCACGTGCTGACGACGCGTGAATTTCTGACGGCTACGGTGGACACGACGCACACCAGCAAGGGCGTACCGTCGGCAACGGGCTGCGTAACATTTGAAAACAACTGGGTTAACCGCAAATGCCGCCTGATGACTGAGCTGGAAGTTTACGGCGATGACGTTTTCTCGTCCTCGGGCGAAGATTCGCGCGGCGGGCTAAGTCACCAGATAGCGCTGTTCCGTGCAGACCATACGGCGATAGGGACCCGTTGCAATTACTGGCTGTCGGCGGTGGCGACCTCGTTGACCTTCTGCTTTGTCCGCAGCTACGGCTATGCGGACAAAGGCTACGCGTCTTACGTGCGTGGTGTTCGCCCTCGCTTCATAATCGGGTAATCGCCGCCCCTCTGTGGGGCGGCAGGGATTGGAGGTACAGATGAGCGTAAGGGTACCCGACAGGGGACAAAGCAAGGCGGATTTTATACACAACGCCATAAGGCTGCGCAAGGAGGTGACGGAGCTTCTGCTGCGCGACTTCGGCATTAAGGGCAAAGTGTATGACGAGATAAAGACGGCGCGCATTGATGAGGCGACGCATGAAAGATTCCTGCGCGTCATAGGGCATTACGCCATGCGCGAAACAGACCGCAGGGAACTGGAGGACATAATCTGCAATTGCTCTTATGACGAAAAGACCATAGAGCAGTACCCGACGTGGCTGATTGACTATTTCCGTAAAAGCATCCTGCGCTGCCTTGAAGCACTTATGAACAACCTGTACCTTGGAAACAGCATTTATATCACAGGAGAAAGCGAATACCAGAAACGCCGCGAACACTGGAACGCGGCAATAGGCTGCGTCTACAGTATGGGTGGCTTGATTATGTCAGGCAAACGCTGCCCGTGGACGCAAACAAGTATGACAGATACCTTGACCGCTGCCAGCGGGAGATTGACATGCTGCGCGGAATCAAGAAAGCGGATAACGCCATAATTAACGGGATCCGCAAGAAAAAGGGAAACAGGGCTTAACCCGGTTTCAACGGGCATGTGCGGTTATGCGCTGGCTGTCGGCGGTGGCGAACTCGTGGAACTTCTGCAATGTCAACAGCAACGGCAATGCGAACTACAACAACGCGTCTAACGTGAATGGTGTTCGCCCTCGATTTATGGCAGGCACAACCGCAGGGAGCGGGATACACCGCAGCGGCGCTGTGCCATGAAGGCGCGCATGTCCGGCTTTTAGAGCGAATAAACGCCCCTGCCATGTTGTGCGCGGCGAACACGGCAGGGCTGCCCAGAAGGGCAGTCCGACGCAGCCAAATACGTTTGTTGCTGCTGTAAGCGGGGCAGCCGCATTTATTTTGAGGGTAAACAGCGGGGATACACACTTGACAAACAGGCTGGCAGACATGAACGCGCTGCTGGAAAGCGCCGACCAATGTATAAAGGGCAGCGGGTGGAAAGAGAGCGCGCAAAGATTTGAGGCATGTGAAATGCTGGCGTGCTACGCGCTGAGACGCGGGATATTGGGCGGGACGCTTGAAATGCAGCGGGGACGCGGTTTTGTGCAGATGGAGCGTGGCAAGGCAAGATATATCAAGGCACCTGCGTTTGCCGACCGCGTAGTTCAGAAAACGTTGGTACGTAAAATTCTCCTCCCCGCAATAACGCCGCTGCTTATTTATGACAACGGCGCGTCCATTGAGGGGAAAGGCAATGACTTTGCGCGCAAGCGCTTTGAATGCCACATCCGGAAGCACTTCAGGGAGCGTGGGGACAACGGCGGGTACATCCTGTTCGGGGACTTCAGCAAATACTTTGACAACCTGCTGCATAGCCGCATAAAGGAAATGTGCGGAAAATATTTCCCAGATGATGGAGAACTGGAAGTGTTCTGCCGGATTATCGACAACTTTCGCCCGGATGTATCGTATATGAGCGATGAAGAGTATGGGCGCGCGCTCCACGAAATATATAACTCCATGGAACATATGGGTTATGAGGCAGACGGCAAAAGCGGCAGAAAGAAACTGCTGGCAAAGGGCTGCGACATCGGCGCGGAATTGTCGCAACCAATAGGAGTGTTTTACCCGCACGCAATAGACAACTGGTTTAAAATCGTGCGCGGAGTAAGGTTCTATGGACGGTATATGGACGACACCTATTTCATAGGCGACACTGTGGAAGAACTGGTGGAGTACCGACGCGAGCTAAAGGAACAGGCAGACAAGCTGGGTATATTCCTGAACGAAAAAAAGACGCGCATTGTCCCGATAAGGAAACCGTTCGTGTGGCTCAAAACCAAGTATACGCTGACAGGTACGGGAAGGCTTGTGCGCAACCTCAACCACGACGGCATTGTGCGGGAACGGAGGCGGATAAAGTATTTGGCGCGGCAGCTTGAGCGGGAACGGGTGACGAAGAAGTACGCCGAAAACTGCTATCGCTGCTGGCGGCAGGCGCGGAAGAAATTCGACACCCACCACAGCATAGAATGCCTTGACCGGTTGTACCGGGAAATCATAGGTCCGATTAACGTTTACAAAAGCTAAAACAAGGGGGTTTTAACAATGGCATTGACTTACAAGGAACTGTACGAGCAAATGGAACGGAAGCAGGACAAAATAAACTTTCTCAAGGGATTGCTTACCAGCACGGAAAGTCCCGTGGGGGACTGGAAAGTAATCAAAATTTACGAGGCGCGGCTAAAGGGCGTGGCTGATCCGTATGACCTGGATGCACTTGTTGCCAACCGTCAGCAGGTCCGCGACAAGATTAACGAAGTGCAGGCGGAAGAGGACGAAACGGCGGCGGAGTAAGCACGGGCTGTCGGCAGGCTAAAGGTGGATTTACAGGCACAGAACAGAGGATAGAGTACAGTGGACGAGACACTAAAATTCATTTTGTCGACAATCGGCACGGTAATGAGTACGATAGCGGTGGCTTACATCAAGTCACTGATGGCAAGGCAGGACAGGCGGGACGCGGAGAACGTGGCAATACGGCACGGGCTTTGCGCGCTGCTGCGGGACAAGCTGCTGTGGCTGCACTCAAAGCATTCGGCGGCGGGCGGCGTAACGG